ACTTTAAGTACTCTAAGTCAAAGTATTCTGTATCAATAATTTCAGATACTTGTTGTGCCCAAGTCTTATCAACTAATAGTGCTTGAACAATTTTTTCTTGAAAAGTAGGTCCAAATTGAGTAAATGATGCTTTTGTCATAGTGTACACAGGTCGTTCATGGTTACAAATAGGCGTTCATGATTAAATGAAAGTCCTTCATTCATCATTGCCCTTATAAGCTCTTGATGGTCGAGCTTTTTATGATGTTGTTCAATTATAGTATCAACATACTGCGTTTGTTCATTAGTTAATATGGTATTTTTTAACTGAATGATCTTCCAATACTTCTGTACAGACTCAAAGTTTTCAAAGATTTTTTTGTAAAAACTGTTCTTATCAAGGTTATCCTGGCAGATTTTATATACGTCATCTAAGCCTATAACAGTATTTGAAACATCAGGAAAAAGCTTTTTTAATCTTTTTTCTCCTAAGCCGCGGATACCGGCAATATTATCTGATCCATCACCACATAAGGACTTAAAAAGAACAAAGTTCTGGGACAATATCCCATACTTACTCTTAACTGTATCCTCATCAACATAATACTTTCGCACAGGCGCGAATATCTTTGTATTTTCATCTAAAAGCTGATAATAATCCTTATCAGCTGAAATTATTATCTTGTTTGCATCTGAGAACTTATTACATAGATAAGCTATAATATCATCACCCTCACAGCCAGCAATGTACACTTGACAGATAGGTGTGTGCTTAAGTACATTAATAAGAGAAATAAGCTGATCAGTTCGGTCTTTTACTATATCAGCAGGGTGCGATTTTCTGTTGAACTTATATTCTGGCAGGATTTTTTTTCTAAAAGCTGACTGTCCGTTTTCCCATGCCACATATATCTGTGATGGCTGCATTCTTTCTGTATATTTGCTTAATGCAGTTAAAAACCCGACGATACCGCCGGCAGACTTACCCTCTGTTGTGGTAGAGTGAAATGCATGCCACATTTGCATAAATACATTTTTACCATCGATCAATAAAATAGGCCGTCGCTCAGGCATAGCCTATACGCCCGATGAGCCAAAGCCCTTGGAGCCCCGAAGAGAAGCATGCTGCTTATCAGATAGTGTAAATTCTGTCTTACTTTTACTATCTGTTGCCAGCGCTGGGTATATTACAAGCTGAGCTATCCGGTCACCGGTCTTAAACACAAATGCATTATCAGATGAGTTATAAAGAATGATCCCAATATCACCTCTGTAGCTTGGATCAACAATACCACCAACAGGAAATATTCCTTTAAGAGCAAGTCCAGATCGTCCCTCGACCTTTATAAAGAACTTCTCATGATTAGATGGTGGGTTATCAGCCTGTTGAATCCCTGTGTTGATACAACATGTTTTACCAGGTAGTATTGTACCGCTCTCAACAGAGTGCACATCAAACCCTACATCACCCTCTGCTTGCTTTGGAAGCACAGCTTTTTCGTGGCTTAAAACTACATTAATCTTATTAACTTCGCTAAGAGAATTATTCACTTCAATTTCCTAAATTTACTTACTTTTATCCGAATCAGGCTTATACGTTCTAATCATAGCATCATCTAATAGTTGAAGTACATACTCAGAGCACTGAGTATCTTTCATTATCTCTCCAAACTCTGCTTTATAGAACTTCTTTTCAATTATCACCTCACCAGTTGCATCGTCTAGAACCTCTAGCTTCTTCCAGGCACCATTACCACTAACATCAATCCGTTTCCCATCTTTTACTAGCGGTGGTTGGTCTCTAAGGATATCAAAGCACTGCTCATGCTCATATAACCCCTTTCCAAAGTGGATCTCAAACTCAACCCGCCTGTTCGGCGCTGCAACTTTATTTTTTACAGTCTTTGCTATTACTTTGATCCCAATAACCTCACCTTCTTTATCCTTAATCTTTGACCCTCCAAGTAGATGAACTCTTGTTGATGCATGAAAAGGTAGTGCCATTCCACCGGGTGTAGTTGTAGGATCACCAAACATTACACCTATCTTTGTCCTTGTCTGATTTAGGCAGACTAAAGTAACCTGCCTATCGGCAATTACTTGTGTAATTTTTCGCAAGCCTTTTGATAGGGCTCTTGCCTGCAGGCCGATTGAATCTTTATCATAACTTGCTTCAAGCTCTGCTTTTGGTGATGATGCAGCAATTGAATCCCATATAATAACAACTGGCACTTGCTTTGTAACATCTCCAGACTTTAAAATGATTGACTGAATAGCCTGAAAGATGTGTTCAGTGCAGGAAGTCTCAATAAACACAAATCTCTTTTTAACGTCCACGCCCAATGCAGAAAGGTTATCAATGCTAGTGGCATTTTCAGTATCAATATAGATGCATATACCGCCCATCAGCTGCGTATTCCTTGCAATCTGAAGAGCGAGGTGGGATTTTCCAATTGATGGTGGGCCATATATCTCAATAATCCGACCTTCTGGTATCCCTCCCCCTCTACGGTTAGATATAATATAGTCTAATAACTTTGAACCAGTAGAAACCCACCTCTTGATATTTGTAGGGGCAATATCATGGGCAAGATTATACGCAATCCTATCCTTATGATCTTTATTAAGAGATGTTATAAGATCTTTCTCAAATTCATCGAGCTGTGTCTTTTCTAACTTTGTATTCTTTCCCATAATATGTACCTACTATTAAACCCTAGAATAAGTCTGCAAATGCCTTATCAATCTCACGCTCATGCTTATTAACAGTAGCATTATCGCTAGCGCTCGCAGCCGGCTGATTACCTGAATTATTTGTTAGTTCAGTTCCCATATTATCACTTGGAACATTGGAAGCGCCCATTGCCCAGCGGTCAAGATGAGCCTTAATTACTTCGTAGCTTTCAGGCTTATAGATCTCATCAAGATCCGGTACAGCATCCAAAAGCTTCTTTACTGTATTAGTGTCATCATGCAGGGCAGATGACCGAGGCCGGGGTGTAACACTTGTTGTTTGGTACATCCTGCCCTTTTCTTTTGTGAAGTTAACTTTTAGATCAAAACCTTCAGCTGGGTGAGTTAGATCTCCATAGTCAGAATCAACAAAGTAGCCTAGCAGCTGAACATATACTCCATGGCCAAATGACCAGATCTTTACTTCTTCTTCATCTTCGCCTCGAACAATAACCGGTGCATATGCTCGCATCTTAGGTCGCAGCTGCTTTGCCATCTCACGGCTAGCCGGTGTACCTTCTTCCCATAGCTTACTACAGAATTCAGCTACGGGATCAGGAAGACCAAGCTTTACAGGCGCAAGGATACCCCCGCGCTCTTTAATATTGTAATAAAACCACTTTTCTTTAAATGGTTGCTCATCATTATCTTGCCAGGGCAATAGTCTGACTTTATATTCTCCTAGCTCTGGGCGCCAAAAATTACTCCGGCGGCTGCCATTTGAGTTTCCTGATAGTTGGTTTAATTTACGCTTAATTGCGTCTAGATCAATAGACATAGTTCTCCTCTTAATTTTGATAAATCTCTAGTAGTGTTATTTTATTTTTTCCAATTAATTAATTGGTAAATCGTGTTTTAAACATAGTCTGACAAGCTAATATTGTTCAAGGTACCATGGGTTTTGCGTCAGCAAAAGCCCTAGCATACGCTTTCCACGATGGCTCATCATCTTTGTCTTTGTTTGTTGTACCCAGGGGAAGTGTATAACCTGAAATGTTCGCAACCACAGATGCTTCCTCAACATCTTCTTCAGGCTCATCTTCTTTTTCTGGACCTTTATTTTTTTGTTTGTTTTGTTCGTCTAGTTTGTTTTGTTTGTTTTGTAATATTACTTCGTTTATATATGTTTTTAGTATGTCGTATGGTTTATCGTCTTCGATCTCACGGTAATATTCTTCATCTTCGTCAGTCATTGTCTGTTGCATGATCTGTGATGCTGTAACGTCGAATGATGAAGAACGATCACCTGTTGTACCACTTCTAAATGGTGACTTTGGTGGCATACCTAGCCTTCTAGGAGGCGCAATTGCAGGTACACCCTGTCCGGAAACACTTCTTGTGCTTATTGAATCTTTTGCGATCGTTGTAGTCTTATAATTCTTTGACATTTAAGTCCTAATAAATATCAGGCTTCCTGACGTTTAATAAGATTTTGTGAAATTTCTTTTTCTTGCTGGCATGCCATTCTATCGGCTGCATGAACTATAAGCGGCAGCACAGACTCTTTCATTCTATAGGGTCTATTTTCGTCAGCTTCATGGCCATCGTTAAGTTTAATTGCCAACCATTCACCCTCTGTTAGCTTAATATCAAAATGCTGAAACAGCCAAAGTGCCCGATCACTGGTTGTCATATATTCAAGGTTATTGTTATGCGTATACATCATACCGCGCTCCCTATGCCAATCGCTTGTTTGGGGTAGGTATAAATCCTGGCCGGCGGCAACTCCGCCAATCTTTCCAAAGTCATGAAACAATGTTGAAAGAATAAGAGAATCCTTTGGTATATCTTCAGTTGTTTCCCATACCTTTACTAAAGCATTGGCGTTTGCTAGCACTCTAAGTGAATGATCTATTAGGCCACCTGGAAATGCATTATGAAATTCTTTTCTACTTGAGGCTGGGGCAAGAGCTAGCCTTTCATTAAAATGATTGACCATTGAGATAACTGACTCAGATCTGTCTCCGAGTGCGCCACATAGCTTCAAGAATGTATCAAAGTTGTTCTTAATTTCTTCTGCACTTAACATAGAATTATTTTAAATACTTTTATCCAAGAATTACAATATTGTCTTTTTAATTGGAAAATTAATTTCAAACCCTTTTATCACTTCTGCACACTTTATAGCACTATCAAGTTTTTGAATTGATGCCTCAGGGCAATCTAATATTAACGCATCATGGAGGACAAACAAGGGTCTAACTTCAAGCTGATTTTCTAATGCTGCTTTAATAAATGCACTAAAGCCTAAGAGTGAGGCATCAACCCCAGTTGACTGAACAAGTAAGTTAAATAGCTTACCAGGTAATAGGCTATCAGCCATGATTTTTCTACCATAAAAATTTTTTATTGAACCATGATTTTCAGCTGTTTCAATAAGTGGTTGTACAGTCTTTTTAAAGTTAAAATAATCTTTAATTTTTTTCTTTGCTGTCTTGGCAAAGTTTTTATCTATCCCTGCTAGTTTAGCCATGGCTTCAGCACCCATACCAAATAAAACACCAAGAACCATTGTCTTGCATGCATCCCGCTTAAGTGTGCCACCAAAGAGTGCATCACTGATATATGTGTATATGTCGATCAGATCTGTTTTTCTTCCTGCCAGACCTAGGGCTAGCCGCGCTTCAAATGATGAATAATCAAGCTGAATTATCTTTCCATTTTTAAAGCTGCTTTTAAGAATATTTCTGTAACCTTTTTTTAAGATCATGATGTTTGGACCAGATTTTACTGTAAGCCTACCTGTCTTTGACGAGTACCTGTCATATTGAATGGGCCTGCTTAAGCCATCATCTAAAGGTTCAAAGCTCTCCAACACAGAAAGTGGCGCTGCATTAACCTCTGATCTCGCAAACTCAAGGTATTTCTTTTTATCTATGTGCGCTCTTTTAAGGCACTTGAGTATGCTGCCAGAAGGTTTGAAAGTATTTGTATAGTAATCCTTATCAAGCTTCTTAAAATGCTTAGAGATGTCACTGGCTACCCTGTGGCAGTATCTCTTGTAGTGGCTGAGTGGCATAACATATCTCCAGGGTATACTTGTAGAATTGATACCAATTGATCTTAATGCGTTTCTATATTTCTGTGGTGGTTCAGTACTAATTTTTATTTTGTTTAGG